TTCCGTAACGCTATTTCCTAGAAGCGCACCGATTTGGAGAGTGTCGCCGTTTTGACTGATCGTGCTGTAAAGCGTTCCTGCTATCCCGTCCATAATGTGAAGCGCACCCGTGAGCGCAGAGCCTGCTGCCCCTGTCGAGCCTGCAAGGATGAAGGTACCCTGGTCAGAGACAATAGCCGCGTTGACGTACCCTGATTTGTCCTCAAAGTACGTGTCGTAAGCGTCGCCCCGGGGGCCAAGCCGCATGTGTCCGCCAGATGTATTCGGGTAGAATTTGACGCCATACACTGCCACAGCTGCATTGATCGAGTTCGTTTTCAGGTTCGGCGCGTCGAATGTAGATGTGCATTTAGTGGTCAAGATGTTGTCATCCCACCAGAACTTCATTTCAACCGTGCTCCCATCCGTCAACCTAAGCAAATCAGCGTCCTCTGTCGAGTCGCCGGACAAAACTCTGAGCACATCAAAGCTTGTCCTCGCCTCCATACGACCGGTTGACCTCGCCACACCAGTCGCGGCGTCAAGCTTGATCATTCCCGACCCGGTAGTTATTACTCCGTCGGTTACGTCGTGAGTCAAAGAAAGCTTTTCGTCCGTAGCTACGTTCCACAATGTAGACGAATAAATGTTTATAGTGGGGTTAACCGCGTCTGGCAATAGACTATCATACAAGGTTGGATTTGTGGCCCCAGTGAATGTAAATAACTTTGACGTCGGGGCGGTAAACGCTCCGAGATAATTCGACTCAGTGGTCTGTGCTACTGATCCGAAAGCCACGAGATTAGCGCCAGCGCCAGATATGAGGCTCCCGGTTGCCACGAGATTGGCACTAACGGTTAACGTGCTGCCAAACGATACCTCTCCACCCACGCCCAACGTTTTCTCAATCGACGCGCCATTAGCCACAGTCACAGTCCCGCCAACTGCTAGTGTAGTTCCTGTTATGACTGAGCCGGTGAGCGACGACCCGCCACTTATTGCAAGGCTTGCGCTCGACAACTCCTCGGATGCGATTACGTTCGCCACGTTGATTGTCGAGGCGGTGAGCACGTCGACCACGAGCGGTTCGGGTATGGCGCTTGCTCCATGGTTGACATATCCGCCAGCCCCCACCCACGCGGGCACGGACCAACAAACGACAACGATGGCAATGAGCGAAGCGACCCCTTTCCATAATGCTGTTTTTTTCATTTAGTTCTCCCGCTGTCCAGACCACCACAAGTCAATCACGCAACTTGAGCACGACGTAACGACAAAGCGCATCATGTAATTGCCGTTGATTTGCGGGTAGGCCGACACCTCGCTCGTGGTGCCCGACAACGTAATGGCGGTTAATGGTATCCAGTCAGTGGCTGAAACCGTGCTGCCTTGCGCGGGCTTGATCTGTGGCGTAATAACCGACGTGCCGCCAGAGTCGCGGGCCACGATAGTGTTTTGAGTCACGCCCTGAAAGTTCACTGTGTCGCCATCGGATTCGTTTGCGGCAACGCCTACTAGGATATGGATGGGGCCAAAGTCGCGGGTGCGTGATTGAGCCTCACTGTTCGCGGGCTTGTTTGGATCGCCTTGACTCCCGGCCATTGCAGCCGTCCAGACGGACATAATCCCCAACATCACCACGACAACTGCGCCAGCCATTCCATAAACAAATACCTTAAAAATCCTCATACTCACCTCCTATGGCGTCATGTCAAACCATTCCCGCGTAACCAAAGTTATAACGTGGTCGCTCGGCGGTGTTATAGATCGTTCTATTTGCACCACTATGAACTTTTTGTTAGTCCAACTCAGCCTACTGTTTGTGTATTGAATCACCGTTCCAAAGTCTATTTCGAACACGTCTGGATAAAGGTTGTTAAATTCAAATGTTGGCAAGTTCACCTGATTCCTCTTAGCCAACGCGTAACGCGCTGCAATTGTCGCCCGGTCTCCGTCCGCAATGTCAGTGTCTGAAATCTCTAGCATCCTGATTCCATAGTTTCCGACGCTCGTGCCGGCTGCGGCGACAACTGACCCCGCTCCGTTAGTGACTATGATGTAATTGAATAAGTCATTTTTATTGAACTCAACTATCACGCTGTCTGGCGTTTTCTCTGCATAATTTTCCACGCCAGCCGCATCAAGCCAAGAATATGGTTTCATTGTGTATACGCCGGAGCCATCGACGTAATGATAGTGAACACCATTCTTGACAATCCTACTGAGTGCAGCCAACGCGGCCTCATTGGTTACTGTGATTTCGTCCGTTACGTCCGCCACGTCAGCCTCAGAGTCATTGAACAGCCCCATATTTGCCACTATATCCTGCGCCGTCGACCCCGCACCAATGGTAACTCTTTGTGCTGAAAATTGATCAAACCATGAATTACAATGTACTTGGACTGATCGCTTGGCGCCTATTGTCAAATCAGGTACCACCTCGTCAATGGTTCCAAAAAATAACGGATAGTCAACGCTGTCATATGTCGCGACCACTTTAACCCTGGCGTTCAATTTCCAAAAAGAATTGGCTGGGTCGGGGACTGTGTAATCGCCGTCGTGGTCATCAAGCACAAGGTCACACGTCGCGCCGGTCATAGAGCCTGAAACGTCATTCATGCCCGACCTGATAGAAATAGACCTGATATCGTCAGTGATACTTGATCCTGGGTAGTCGGTATGAGCTTCTAGGCTACCGAAATAATCATTTGCTCCCGTCATCAACGTCCAAGAATCGAGAGTAGCGTTGTCGATGCTATCGGCTTTTGACTGAAACACTGTCGGGATATCGCCACTATTAGCAGCATCTATTGTTAAGTAATGGATATTTGAAATCAATGTGCCGTCAGTGTGAATGGCCACCCATATATCAGTTGACGCGGCTAGATCATAGTCGAATCCAAACGACATACTAGGCACGAACGTGTCGGTTTCATCATAAACATCAGAGCTAGTTGCCGCCGCCGCACCTTGACGTGATAGGCGTAACGTACACTTAACGTCAAACGTTTCGCCCCCAACATCAACCTCTCTGAGGTCAATGTGAAATCCAACAATCCGTACCGCGTGATCCCATTGGTATTTTTGGGCGTATCCGTACACGTCATCTTCTGTTTTTAATACAAAAGATTCTCTCTGACTTGCGGTATATGATGCTGTTAAAGTTGCCATAATATTATGTGTACGTTATTGTCCATCGACCTGCATATCCATAGGTTTCCGTCAACTGTGTCCAAGTAGCCGGACTACCCTCGATGGCTCCAGACGCGCTGAGTGTGTAATATGCCTTATAATTTGCATCAATGGAGGCGTCGGTCGTAGCCGCATTGTGCATTTCAATCTGTAAATGGTTGGATATGCCATCGGCGGCTACGGTTGTCCCGTAAACGGCTATCCATAAATAGTAGCCAGCCGGTATAACATCATTGAACGTAAATGATATGTCAGTATCAAACGAATCACTCGTATCGTAGGTGTCCGAACTAACAGAATCGGCTGCGTCGACCGGCACTACTAAATTGGCGGTAGCCCAAATTGCGCTTTTAATTGTTACGCCCGCCGGTAACGTCCCAACCTCGGCCAAATAGATGGTAAAGTCTGACACGGTTATGCTTGATCCCGCCGCAACGTGGAAACCCAAAAGATATCCATACGTTTTGCCGCCAATGTATCCAAATCTATGATAAGTGCCGGGAACGCTGGTAGACGTGTCGGTATCTCTCACCACTTCTTGGATTGTATATGTCGCCGGATCGGTCATGCTTGTACCACCCCAAAGAACGCGAGTTCGTCCTTGATTGCTCTGCCCAACTTACGCGCCACTTGCCGCTGTCCATTGGGCGTGGTTAAATCCATTGTCGCAGTGACGTTGATATTAAACACGTTGCCACCGCCACCAATGCCCATGCCCCCGGCCTTGCTCAGCGGGATGATCGCTTCCGGCCCTGCCTCACCAACCATGCCCAACGTCGGGCCGGTTACGATACCGCCATCGGCAAACTTGACCGCGCTCAAAGCCGCTTTAGCCGCCGCGCCAGCCGCCGCAATGGCCCCGATAGCCCCCAAAGAAGCGCCGAAGCTCATGGGGCCGCTGATTTGCGCCCGCGCGATTTCCTTGATCATCTCACCTTGAATCAACTGAACGTAAGCGTCAATGATTTTATTGATAAGCGCCTTGACGCCCTCCATGAAATTACGTTCAAATCCTTTTTGTCCTTGAATCATTCCGGACCAGAACTTTTCAAAGTGGGCGCTCGCGGTATCAACGTAGCTCTTGACAATCGCGGCCTGTTCATTGACCGCCGCCCGTTGCGACGCGACACGTTCGGCCTCTATCCTGGCTTCTTCGTCCCGGATTTGCCGCATCCAACCGGCGCGAACTTCCCACGTTGAAAGGCCATGTTCTTCTAGTAAGGCAAGCTCGGCGGCCATGCCCTCTTCTAAAACCGCCACCTTGCCAATCCACAAATCATGCTCCATTTTGACCGCGTTACCAAGGATTACTTGCGCAGCTTTTTGGCGCTTAATCGCGGCCTCGTTTTTGATTGCGTCGATTTGGGCGTTCCAAAACGCCTCGGATTCGATGGTCGATAACCCGTGAGCGTTAAGCATTTCAAGCTCAGCGGCTTTTTGCACTTGAAGCTGTTCGAGTTGGGTAAGGTTTCCAAACGCCCTTTGAGCTATGATCGCTTCTGCTTGTGTTCTTGTTTGTTCAAGTTGCTGAGTGTTGGCCGCCGTCATGTCAGTGAGTGCGAGCTTGGCCGCGTTGACTTGCGGTATCGACGCTTGAACGCCGGTGGCAAAAGATGCCCCCATAGACGCGCCCGCTTCGCCGCCCAACGCTTCACCCGATCTGAACAGGCTAAACAACGACTCGAACTTGTCCTTGATAAACGATATCGCCCGGTCAAAATCGGCCATTAAAAGCGCGTTGGCCTTGGCTACCTTCTCCTGGATACCGCCGAGGTTTGCATCCCACGCGGCCTTGAGCGCCATGATGCCAGCGACGACCGCTCCGAGGATGAATATTAACCCGCCAGTGCTCACGCCCAACGCCGCGCCGATTGATGCGATACCCGCGACAACGGCAGGGGCTAGCCCTATCAACGTCCCCACGGCTGGGATAAGCGCCCCTATGCCGGTGGCCATTGCCCCCATGATCGCGAGCAAGGGGCCGATCACCGCGACGATACCAAGGATTGCCACACCAACATTCAACAGCGTCGGCGACAACTCGCCAAGCGATGCGATGGCGGACGTTACAGCGGTAGCGATCTTGGTAAAAAATGTTAAAATCCCGGCCTCTGATATGGCAATAGCTAGACCCTCGAAAGCAGACTTTAATTTCTTGAGTTGACCAGACAAGCCCTGCATTTGTTGCTCTGCAATCTTGCCAGAAATGTCTCCGATGTTTTTTAAGTCATTGGTCAAACCAGTCAATGCGCCCTCGCCCTGAGACAACGCGGCCAACATCCCCGGCCCCGCGATCTTACCAAATAACGCCATCACCTCAGTGGTCCCGGCCCCGCTGGCCTTCAACTGGTGCATAACGTCGGCCATTGATGTTATATTCCCGCTGGCGTCGGTAACGTTTAACCCCAATTGTTTCATCATGGTGGCCTGTTGGGCGGTCGGATTGATCAATGCCATGATTGACCCTTTAAGACTGGTACCAGCCAATGACGCTTGGATTCCCGCGTTGCCAAGTAGCCCTATCCATGCGGCGGTTTCCTCAAACGATATGCCAGCGCCAACCGCAAGTGGGCCGACAACCTTAAACGACTCTCCAAGCATGGCAAGGTCGGTGTTTGTTTTGGTGAACGTTCCCGTCAATACGTTGGCTACGTTGGCCATGTCCTCGGCCTTCATTTGGAAACCTGTCAAAATATTGCTGGCAATATCAGCGGTCGCGCCAAGTTCTAATTGGGCTGCGCTAGCGAGCGACAACGTGCCCGGCATGGCCCCAAGAATTTGATTGGTTTTGAAACCAGCTTGGGCCAAAAATGCTTGGGCGCTTGCAGCCTGTGACGCGCTATGCTCTGTTGATCTACCAAGCTCTTTAGCCTGTCCAGATAGCTTCGCCATTTGATCGCCGGTGGCCTCAGACAACGCGCCCACGCGATTCATGCTTGACTCGAACTTAGCGCCCGCGCTCAATACAGCCGCGCCGAAACCGACGATAGGCAAGGTTAACCCGATGGTCATAGACTTGCCCGTCGCGCTCATGGACTTGCCCGCGCTCGTAAGCTTACCGGACATAGCGGTAGCAGCCGCACCAGCAGCCGCAAACTGCTTGCTTGCCATGTCGCGTGCGCGTATGAGAATCTCAAGCTCTGATATCGCAGTACCCATTAGCTCCCCGTTTTAGGTTGCGTCTTATAAGCCGTCCACTCAAGAAACAGTTGCTGGAACGGAGTCAATTCCGCCATCGTTTTCACCAGCGGTATCCCCATCGTTATCAGGTTCATCAGCCGCGTTCCCTCCCTTGTTTTCGCGAAACAAACGGATTTTCTCCTCCGTCGCCTCCGTCATGCCTGAAATATCCTCGATCTCTTTAAGCACGGCGGCAAGTACCAGTGGCTTGATCTTGAAATTGCCAACGTCCTTGACCGTCACGGGCAAGCCCTTGTCAATTGACATCCCGCACGAGACGATATAAAGGGTGTAGGCGTTTTGGTTTTTGGTGAACTGGTCGGCCTTGAAATCAAGCTCGCTCTCGCCGTCCTCGATTTGTTGGGGCGTACCCTTGGCCTTGAGTCCCGCAAGCTTCAATTCGTCGGCGTGGTTTTGTTCGTCAATTCCAAGCGGCCTTAATTCAAATGTGCCCATTTCGGTTTTGAGTTTGTGGACAAGGGATTTGCCCTCAAGGAGCATCGCTTTGGTTAAAATAACCTCGTTTTGATCAATCGTCATCGTTCATTCCCCCCTTAGTTTGCGGTCGGTTTAGGTGTTCGTCTCCCAATTGTAAAGACAATTGCAAGTGGCCTGCATGATTTGGGTTACGCTGTCGTCATACAATGCCACCCATTTTAGCTCCTGAATGATGCGCTCTCGCCCGCTTCCCTGTATTGCGACCTGTTGAAAAATCACTTTCGGAAACAATAGAACAATGGAGCCGATATCGGTGTTAGCTGTGAAGGTAACTTCAAGCGCCTTTTCTGTGGTCCCGGCATTGTCCGGCCCAGTGGCCCCACCCCAAAAGTCCTCAAGTTCATCGGTGCCATCAAACACCAACGACATATCCCCGCTGACTTCCATCTCTCCAAGGAACTGGCGGCGCGGGTTACGGCTTCCGAGCGTTACGCCTGATTCACCGTCACCGCCGTTGGCAATGCTGATCGTCATTGATTCAAGCGTGGTCTCGAACGCGGCCAACGTCCCGCCATAGTCGATCATCTTGGCAGTGACCTTGTGGAACGGCACGTAGTATTCATTGCCCTTTTCAGGTCGCGGCATTTTCGCAAGTACGACGGCCTGGGTGGCGATGGTTTCCTTACTGTCGATCTGTGAGATCACGTCGGTTGATACCATGACAAACTCTTTTTCAATTGAGATGGTCAGGGCGTCAAAGACAGACCCATCGAACGTGTGCATAAATTGATCTTTACCGACCGACAAGGTAACGTCTTTCTGTTCGTCGGCGACACTAGGCACTATCACAGTGTTATGGAAACCAGAGGTATCGACCTCACTATAATCGGCCTCATAGGTTTCTTCCGGGGTAAGTCCGGCAAGGATAACCACGCCCGTCGTATAATTGATAGTGCCTGTGACGCCGCTTGAGTTCAGTTCGGTGATTGCCCCGAATCCGTCATCTTCGGCCACGTCGGCGGGCGCGTCCGTTTGAACAACCAAGTCGCCGGGGACGGCGGGAATTTTAGACAAGGTGGAAGTTAGCACCGTTATGCCAGCCGCCGGGGTGCCAAGCTCTTCGGCCAATACCCCCGTGGTGTTGTCGGTGTAAGTCACCGTCCCGCCCAAACACATTTCCAAAACGTGCTGCATGGTAGACACACCAAATATCCATTCAGCGTTACCCGCCGGTACGTACGCGCCCGCCTGATGGTTTTTGGGGAACCTTGACAATCCGCCGGGGTGAATCAGTTCGGGCGAGTCGGGAGTATCCAAGCTCGATCCCGCAATGTCAAGGTAGTAGGCAAGCGCGGTATTGGTTCCATATGCCGCCGCTTCCAAGCTCACTCCTAAATATTTCCGTCTCGCCATGGTAAAAACCTCCTACGTTAAGTGTAAAATCGTTTGCGTTTCCATTGTGACCGCTGCGCCATGCAGTTGGTCGTTGTCAATCTCTTTGTTAAAGTTCGGCGTAAATGCTATGCGCCTGGTGTCCTGATTAGCAGTGTTATTTAGTGACCGGTCCGCGATAATCGCGCTCGATGCTTGTAACGCCAAGTCACGCGCTTGACTTGAATCAGCGTCCGCCGACGGGTTCGTAACCGCCTGGATGGTATAACGGATCACCCAAATTTCCCCGCCCGCGCCCATTGTGATGTCCTCGATTGGTGACGGGTCAAGGAATATCCGCAAGTAAGGCGGATGGGTAGTCCCGCTTTTGAGCGCGCGGTCAAGCACAACGCCATTAATCCCGCTTATCGAAGCATCAATAATCTGTTGTGCAATCTGTTGGATGATCAGGTCTATGGTGTCATATAACGCCATTTATTTTCCCGTCGTCGGGTCGTCAGCGTCGGCCGCGTACCCTATTTCTAGCGTGACCATGCCAACGCCATAGATCGCGCCCTCTGATCGACCGTACTCGCGCCTCGTGAGCGCACAATAACGGCATAGGTTGTTCAGTTGCGGATCGAGCATGATGGCCTTTTGCATATCGCCCATTAAAATATTTAGCTCCTTGTCGAGATATTGCCCATCCTCCATTTCCTGCCACACCTCAGCAATGACGGTCATTTCGTATTCAAGCACCGGGTAAATGCCAGCTTTGACCGACTCTTGAACAGCCTGGAATCCGATTGACGGGTACATATCGTATTGAGCGCCCGACACCGTGTAACGCAAGGCGTCATAGATGGTCCGGTTATACCCCGCCACAGTTGTAATGCCCTTGAACACGGTTTGTAGCCGCGCCAGGATGGTTTCTTGTACTGTGTCAGCCACGGGCCAACTCCGCATCAACCGCGCTCTGTGCGGCCTTGAGCCACTTAGGATGGGACTGTTTGAATTCGTCTCGCATATGTAGGCGCGGGGGGATGGTTACTTCCCGCACTCGTACCCAATTGCCGCCCTTAGTTTGGAACGTAAGGAACTCCCCTTTTTTGGGCTTGATGGTCCCGCCGAACTCGTGAATCCACGCATAATCTTTAACGTCCTGGGTAAAGCCTATGCGTACACGCACGCGCTCGCGCGGGTTGCCAGTCAATCTCGATTCAACTTGCAGGGCATTACGAAGTCCGCCAAATGATTCGAGTCGATCACTGGTAGTGCCGTCCCTTAGATGGCGGTTCATCATGAGGTTACGGAACTCGTTACCTTCGTCGCCCCACGCCCTGTGAATGCCCATGAATATGCGCTTAGTGTCAAGCTTGTCTTGAAGTGCTTGCAGGTCTTTTTGGTCAACCTTTATTTCAATCTCACGGCTCATTAATCCATCGGTCCCCGTCCAAATCGCTTGGCGGTTGACAAGAACAACGGCAGTAGCCGGAGCCGTCCCGACGACGTTGCGCGTGAGTTCTTGACATCAACGCCTGACTTGCCAATCATTTTGAGATTGCGGTACTCGTATACCACCTGTTGCACCACCACCCGCGCGGCGGATGAATACGTTCCGGCAAATTGATCGCTAGTTTCCTCGCCCCCGGTCCCGCCGGTGTAGACGACCTTGATCGAGTAATCTGATATTGGATAGGCGTTATAGAGCAATACGACGCCGTTGATGCTGTCTAAATAGTAACTGGTAGTCGCCACCGCCGCGGTAGTTCCCCACGCCCTTGACGTGTCCTGTCGAATGTCTATCAAGGGGGACGCCGACACGGGCCACGCGCCAAGCTTGATGCGGTCGGTGCCATTTTCAACGTCAAAGTATTCAGTGCGTTCTTTTAGTTCAAGTCCGCGCCCGCTAATCTGTTCTAAGTCCTCAGTCACGCCGTTGATCAAGTCGTCAATTATGTCGTCGTCGGTCGTGAATGACGCGGACATTTTCAGATACTTGCGTACCAGCGCCTTAGATACTACTTTGAAATCAGCCAAGTTGCCCCCTAAATAATCCTGGTAGGCCCCCGCCCCGGTTTATCCAATTGTCGGACGGGGGCCGTTCCAGGTAGCAAGTTAGGTTTTTGCGCCATGCGCGGGCTTGAGCAATACAATAATGGCCCACACAACTGCGCCAGAACTGGAATGGTTGGTAGACACGACTTCGAGCCGGAGGTAACGCTTAGTAAGAATCACTTCCACACGAGCGTCTTTATCGTCGTCGGTATCAGCCGTATAGGTCGGGAATGTGCCGTTAAGACTTGCGGCGGGGACGGCCTCTTCATCAGACAACGCAACGTCGTCTCCTTGAGTCATGCTAAAAGCATAGTCGCCATCTGTGACGGTTCCAGTCCCGACCAAACACAGGGCCCTCCAAAAGCCATTAGTGTCGATGATTGCACCCTCGGTCGTGGTGTCTGAATTAATTGTTTCTACGACATTGTTGGTGTCGTTGTCGGTTCCAAACAGCCCCTCTTGAGTGCCGTCAGAATAAAATCCGCCTGTGAAAGTTCCGGCCATGATTCATGCCTCCTTAGTAAAGTACTTTCCAGACACAGTATTCGACGGCGAATGCGTCGGTCGTGCCTTCAAGGTCGATTGATACCATTACTTGCTCGTACAAACTCAGGTCAATAGTGGTATTTTGTTGGCCAACCGGGAGCCCTGCGACGGCAGGATCGCCAGTAGCAAACTCCATTGATCCAGACGCCGACATAGCCGCGCCGTCGATGGTCGCAAAAATGGCTTGTGCATGCCAATCGCCAAGTGAACCATCGTCGGTTGTGAGAGTCAAGATAGCGGTTTCAGTCCCGCCCCCGATGGTGTCGACCGCGTAAAAGATCAGCGAGTATGCGTCGGTAGTTCCACTTGACGTGCCGCCACAGATAACCTCTACCGCACCGCCGGTGTCGGGCAAGGTGTAGACCACGGTAGAAGCGTCAACAACGGTCGTGCCGTCATCAAGGGTGTGCTTCACGTCAACCTTGCGGCCCATGACCAAATGACCGGAGCCCGCGTCGGTTGATACCGTACTTCCAATCGAGAGAGTTCCTGCAAGGTCGGTGGGACCGTCGATGTCCAGGGTGTCGCCATTAAGCGTTCCAGACACGTCAGCATCACCGTTTACATCCGCACCCGTGGCGGTCACCGTGCCGTCAACATCCAGGATAGTCGTGGGCGTGAGCGTACCGATACCAACCGCTTCAAGCAATCCATCAACGTGGATCATGGGGCTGGTAGAGTTGCCATAAATCGTGGTGTCAACGTCGACGGTCAAGCCATTGATAGTAACCGCGCCCGCGATGGCCACGGTCGATGCAAAATCAGCGGCTCCATCGAGGTCCAATGTGTCAGCATTCAAAGTGCCGCTCACGTCGGCGTTACCGTTGATGTCTGCGCCAGTGCATGTAACGTCTCCGGTCACGTCAAGTTCGGTGTTCGGAGTTGGGTTAAGGATGCCAACGCGCAAATCACCACCGTTGATATGGACAAGCTGAACGGTCGTATTGCCATAAATGATAGTGTCTTGATCCAACGTTCCGCCGTTTACGGTCGCAGTTCCAGTAATGTTACATGCGCCCGCGACGGTCATCGTGCCAGCAAAATTAGAGGTGCCGTCGACGTCCAGAGTGTCAGCGTCCAGAGTTCCGGTGCTGCTTACGTCAACAGCGGTAAGTGCGCCAGTGATATTTACCGTGGATGCAAAATCAGCGGCTCCATCAATGTCGAGAGTGTCGGCGTTAAGAGTCCCGCTAACGTCGGCGTCTCCGTTAACGTCAAGGGATGCGCCCACGAGAGCGCCAGTAGCGGTGATGGTTGCGCCCTGGATCGCGCCCGTGGCGGTAAAGTCAACAGCGGTGAAGGTTCCATCAACGTCCAAGGTGCCAGTCGCGTTAATCTGGATTTCGCCAGGGGCGCTGTTTCCAGTATTGCCTACGTGCATTTTGCGCCCATAAGTACCGACGTTTTCGGTATAGATTCCGATGTCTACCCCAGCGTAAACGACGGTCGCAATGAGCACGACTACAAGCACCGCGAGGATTTTCTTTTTGTGACTAAACATCACACACCTCCTTAAGCGGCGACTTTGTAAAGGCCAATCGCGTTGGTAAGGACGATGATTCCGCCCCATCGCATGGTTCCGCTGATGCGGACTGTCCCGGCGGCGTCGGTCACGGTGTCCTCGATGCGCTTCATGGTGACTTTAGGCTTGCTCGCGAAACGATAGCCCTGCTTGAAATCGCCCATGGCGATGGGATAAAGGCCCGCGCCGATAGCTGGCATGTCCACGCAGATGACGTAATTGATCCCGGCAAGCTCACCCGGGGTGGCGTCGAAACCAGGTGCCCAATGGTAGTTTCCTGTACTGTTGGAAAGAATCCTGATGGCCGCGCGTGTTTCCTTGGTAAAGAGCAACGTTTTGCTACGGTTAAACTGGGGCTTAAGGTAGCTGTCCATGAACGTCACGAGGGTTCCCGGCATCAACTCGGTAGCGTGTCCGCTGGATGTGGCGGCATCCTGCAAGGTAGCGTTAACCGCGATTCCCTCAAGCTGCAAGGGGCCGGTGCCGCTGATAAACTCGGTGCCCATCTTGGCGGCGAAGGCGTCCCTAAACTCTTCCTTGAGTTCGGATTCAAGGTCAAAAGCGGAGTCTTCCAGGTTCTGAGTGGTGATGTCATCGAAGCAATATCCCTCAGCCAACTGGATAGTCTCCATGGTCACTGCGTAACCGGTGGTGGCGGTCTTGGCCTCGGACTCTCCGCGCTTCACACAAGTAACGGTGCCGGTCTTGCGCGGCATTTGCACGGTGTTCGCGCTGGTGGTTTGAGTCTTGGCAAGCTGCATAACTGGCGTAATGTCGCGGGCCTCTTTGATGATCTTGTTTACCAATTCGGGATAGGCGAGATAGCCACCGGTGGTGGCGTCTCCAAGTGTCAAGACCTTCATCTCTTCGGCGGTCATGCCCTGCTTGTCCTGGCGGAGGTATTTCTCAAAAACGGTCTTAACCTCGTCAGCATTCTCCGCACACGCGCCATCGTAGAGCGTTTTGTGGAAAAAGTCTTCGGGGTTAAACTTGGTAGCGTTGCCAGTGGTGGTCCTCTGCAACTTGGCTTCTATCGCATTGAGGTATTCGTCGCGCTTGGCGTTGGCGTCAGCGATGGTCTTGGCGTCTTCGACATACGTGGCGTGTTTGGCTTCGGACGCGGCCAAGTCGACTTCCATCTTCTCAAGTTTGACCTTGGTTTCCGAGTTGGTTTTTACGAGACCGTCAACAATCTTGACCTGGCTTTCAGCTTCGGTTTTGTAGCCGTCCATCAAGCCGGTCCAGTTTTTGATTTCTTCGGTGATTTGCTCTTCGGGCGTCGGCATATCAACCTCCTTATGGGCTGCGGGTTTTGCCGGGTCGCCTGTCGAGTAGCCGGTGGGGCTGGGTCGGTAGGTCGAGTAGCTATGTTGGCCCCGGTGGGCTAGGTCAGCTATTTAATAATGGAGTGTCGAGCCGCCTGTAACAGCTTGACGAGTCCATTAGCGTCCATGCCATCATGATAAACTATTTCGATGGGGTTTGCAAGTTCGCGCCGCGCCGCCTGTAATGCTTCCAATGTTTTCACGCCAGTTACCAACGCATCAGGGTGGGCGATCATCGACGACGGGCCAAGCGTTACCTCACTGACTGCGAGTTCTTTAAGGTGTCGCATCTTACCAATAAACTGTTTTTGAACCACCCTATATGCAAAGCTCATGCCGTCAATCACTCCAGCCTTCATGTGTAGGTAGGTTTCATCCACAAGCTGAACGCCCTTGGTAAGGATGCCGTCGTCGACGTACCACCCCTTGGTATCAGGTCGCATGTGGGCTTGGCCAAGTAGTTTCTCGCGGTTGTGCATGAACACAATGGTAAACCCCTTGCTTCCACGGTTTTTCATGGTACGATCAAACGCGCCCTTGCACACCACGTCGTCAACAAGGTCCGGGGTTTCAAAGATGGATGCGTATCCATTGAACTTGTATAAGTCCTCGGTCTCCTCAGTCATTTTCATTTCAAAGGGCACGACCGGCCAATGTTCGACCTGGATGTTTTCAATTCCCATGATTAGCTCCTATAGCGGCAACTTATCGACCGCTGACTGTGGTTTACGCTTGATCGGGTGGTTAGGGCGGCGCTTCGCCTTGAACCTTATGCCGTTGTCGCCAGGGAACGCCTTGCGGTGGTCAAACTCTCCCCTTAATATCACCGCTGGTATGCCGTCAGGGAAAGCCACGCACCCACCCGTGCGAAGATTGGCGCAATCTCTACACTGTGAACTAAAAGACATTAGGGTGATCCTTAATGAATTTTCCCATGATTGGCGTTAGGTTGTCAGTCTTACCCGACCTTGCAGCCGCGTACATTTCAGCGTAAGCCTCCTCTATCAAGGTGGCCTTATCGGCGGTTGCAAGTTTCGTTATGTCGGCCCCAAAGCTATTAACATATCGCCCAAAATCAGACGGATTAAGCGCCCCGTCATTGAACAACTTTAGCATATCATTTGCCATTTCATTGCCGGCAGCAACTGACTGCCTGAGATTGACATGCCCAAGTTCGTGAAATATCAGGCTTTCAAAATTGCTTTCCTTGCCCATCAACGTCCATCCATTATTGCCGTATGCGTCAAAGCGCGCCAACATTTCTTGACGGTTGATATTTGGCGGTGAAAATATTTGCATGGTATTTGTTTTGGGGTCGAATTGCATTGATGCGGTATTGTTGGCACTGGTTCTAAATTGTATCCGGTCAACACGAGCTAAATTACTGCCCTCGTCAAGCTCCTTTGCCAGTGCTCCATTCAACCTAGTGATTAGTTCCTTGTCACTCGTACCCTGAATTTTAATGCCCTTGCTGGCAGCCCATTCTTTCGAGTCAATCGGTGGTTCGTCTGGTACTAATGGCCCAACAGCAGTTGGCTTAATGGGCGGCGTTGGCTTTGGCGTTCTGGCGATCCTTGATATAGGCAAATCCTCAAAGTCGTACTTTTGCATAAGCACTCTGACTGTGCTGTCTGTAAACAGTGGCGTCCTCAGTAAATCTTCAAGGTCTGACCTGTTAAGTAGCTGCAAAAACGAGTTGGCCATGCCACGCCCGTTCAATGTCGAACGTATTTGACCGCTAGTCATGCCGTCAATCACACCGTCGCTCATGCCGTCGAATTGCGACCAACGCTTCGGCAAGCCGCCGGGCTTTGGCTGTTCACGCGACGAAAACTCAAGGGCGCATTGGCAGTTGGGGTGAGCAAGTGGACGCTTGTGTCCGCTGCTAAACTCCTGATCCATCGGTATGAAGCCTTCAAGTTCGTTTTGTTCGCACTTAGGGCACACTGTTTTCTTACCCGTCGTCGACCACATTTTCTTAGTCTTCGGGCTCAATTCACCCTTGTCGATTTTTAACAGCGTTCCGTCAAACTGCGCCGCGTTGGAAGCGTTGCCCATTTCGGTGCGGGCGATTAGCTTGGCGCGGTAGTCGATCTTCTGTTTGGTTAACCGCCGCTCCCATGCAGCCCACTTGCCCTCGGGGATGTTCTTACGAACGATGGCCATTTGATTTTCGAGCGCCTTAATCTGTCTAGGATGCAAACCAATGGACCCGCGCAAGTCAAGAAATAGCTTCGACCGGGACGTGCTCGAATTGATCACGAACACCTCATTGACTGCGGCGGCGTTCACGTTCGCCAGGTCGTTTCCCAACGTCAAGGCCCGGTCGGATATGTAGTCATCATAAGCCGCGTCGATACGGCCCACGTCAAGGCGCTTGAACTCACTCCCCACCGCGATCTTGATCCCGTCATTCCATACCGCCTTGAGCACGGGGGACATAAGCCATTGATGAAAGTCGTCTATCCATTGGCTGCGAACGTCGGTGTTGACCCATCCACGGCCATGGATATCGGTGTCTTTCCACGCGGCGCGCTGGCGGGCGTACACGCGGGCGATGGAAGCGGTGGCCTCTGGGATGCGACGTAGGTAGGCGCGGCGCTTTCTATCGGCGGTGGTGGTTGCCAATCAAGTTCCCCATTGATGAGGTGCGCCTGCATAAAATGGCCCACTAAACTGCACTCTGAATCTTCGCATGCCAATTTCCTGAATGGAGCGGGCGTAATCTTCGCGGGCCTTGGCCGCCATGACAACGCCCTGCCGTTTCATTTCATCTTCGATGGCTTGATCGAATTGGTGCTTATCGGCAAATAGTTTCTTAAGCCTTTCAACGTCTACGTCTATGTGAAAATCAACCATCACATTCCCCATCAATGTCCTTGTTGCGAAAACCAGAGCAAAATTCGTTGCCGTCCAGGTCTTCGATAGACTTCATTTCTGACCGCCAATCACATTGGAATGAATGGAAGCATGCCCCATATGGCTTGATCATAGAGCAGTCTCTTGTAAGCGTACCATATTCGTGACAATCTCCAATTGCTATAAATCCACGCTTATCCATTAGCTTGCCACCTCGGCCGTGACGTGTGCATTATTCTGGTTCCCCCTCGTTAAACATATCCGCTCCAGACAACGCCAGCGGCACTATGTTCTTGTCAATATAAAGCATATCGGCGGCCTTGTCCGGTGACAACTCTTGGCCCATTTCAGTGCGGGCCTCGTTGGGCGTTCTCCGACCATGCCTCACCTGATCCGACAACATCGTCGATAGCGCCTCCTGATCGTCCTTAAGCGCGTCGATTTTGCCACGCTCGACCCTAACCTCTTGACCGGCTTCAAGGTCGCTGGCTTCCCATACGCTAATTTCAGTGGCGAAAAGCTCCATCAGCGGCAACACGGCTTGCTCATAAAACACCCGTTCTGCTACCTCAAAGTTCTCATAAGTCTTTTCGATACCAAGCAATTCGGCGGGAAAATTGTAGACGTTGGCGATACGCCGGTCCATTTCGCGCAAGCCCTTAAGCCACTCCATTTCATTTGGGGACCATCCGAACTCCTGGATATCCATCGGCCATCTGAAGACAAGCGGCTTACCAGCGCCACCCTTGCCGCCAATCTTGGCGATGATAGCCTTTTCAAGCTCTTTCGCCTGCTTGTCGGTAAGAGGATTCTCCGATTCCTTGGGTGCAATTCCCATGGGCGGCTTGGATTGGTTGCCCATCAACTGAACGTTCCACCCTAGCCCCTCATTCTCAAGGTCGACCTCGCGGGCGGCGGCTTTCATCGGCGACAACGGCTCCATGAAATCGCGAGGGTGATGATACCAAGTATACATCATGTCTTCGGCTGGTACCGTCTTAGGCGTTCCATCCATGTCGATTGTGAATGAATCGATTAGCCCCCATATCGTAGTGCTATGGTTTACGGTTACGTCGTTGGGGGGCACTGGCCATAGTTCGAGTGAGTCGCCGCTGAATTCAGACTTGTTATTCCAGATATACGCCCGTCCGCCAAGCTGCATACATTGAATCCAATAGCGGATAAATGCAGAGTAGCCCATGATTTTGTTGGGACGTTTGAGGCGGTCAAGAATCTCGAATTGACGGTCAAGGCGGTCGTCACCCTGGTACGATGCAAGCGGGATAGTAGCCCCGACGATGGCGGTACGATTGATGCAAGTATAGACGGTCGAACACGCCTCCATGCCCTCGCGGCTAAGAGCCCAGTAGTTATCTGCGCTCCAATCAATGTCGTTATAGCTTCCGGGGAGCAATGCCCCGTCAACGTCGACCGTCTTTTTACCCCACGTTCGAGGGTCATACCATGTCATGATCTAATCCTCGTCGTCTGTTTTGTCCTCGCCGCCCATGTCAGGACTTTTGACTTCCAACGCGCCAACCGTCACGACCTCGGCTACCATGCCGTCAGGCACAGGGGTTATTCGCGCATCAGCTTCTAAGTCAAGATGTACGCCTTCGACAACCAACTCTGCCACGTTCGGCAAGCCCGGCCTCACGAGAATGTTCATGACAACTACCCCGTCGATGGGTGTGCCGTCTTCTAGCGATACCACGGCTGTATTACTGTGATGTCCGTTACCCTTAATCTTGATTTTCATTTGTCTCCTTACGTTTTCCACTGCATATCTCGCCATGCCCACTCAAGTTTAGCATATCGCCAACCCAATCACAAGTCAGCGATTTTGAGCACGCCCCACGCGGCCAAGTCTGAGCGGGTAGGTAGTCGGTGCAATCGAGTCCGTAATCGCGCTCACGGTATACGCGGCGGTGATCATCAGACTCCTTAACTGCGCCATTGTCAACAACCAATTGCCGTGCCTTGCTTTTCCTTGCCATCATTCCCCCTTTACGCCAACGCGCTTCCCGATGTTCTTGTCATGTACCTTAACGCATGTACCACGCTGTCTACGATATCATCATTTGCCCCATTTGGAAAGTAGTCAAGTTCGTTGAATACGTCCGCCAGCCAAGGCGCTCGCGCGGGGGCATGCACACGCCCGGCCTCGAATCGACCGCACACGCCATTGGCTCGCGCTATTTTATCGTTCTTTACCTTGATGGCGATGATTGGTAAGTTGGTGTTGGCTCGTAGCTCGTGTATGATATCGCGCCCAGACGCTGCCTGCTCTACTATCACAGAGTCCGGCGTACGGCTCTCCTGGTTGCCGTCAGCGTCTTTGGGTAGCGTCAGTGTCCACTTGTCATACAGCGCCACCACACGAGTCTTGAGCGTCGGGAACGTCCATCTACCGCGCATCACGTCAAGCAAGTGGTATGCCGTTGGCGTCTGTCCCCATACCGTGCCCACTGACCAATCAGCTTGACTGTGCTTCTCAAACGCGGTGTCCCATGAGATGACAATGCGGTCGTACTCTGGTAGGTTGTCGAGGTCTAGATCAAGGACGATCTTGCGGCTGTCGAGGATACGCCCGTCTTGTGGTTGCGGGTCTTGTTGATAAAGCGCAGCCCAATTGTAGGGTCCGTTACGCTCGCGAATCATTTCAAGCTCTTCTAGTGATACCTTGTCGGGCCACAATGGATCGCCAATGTCCCTGATATCATAGTCCTCTTTGCCGTCTGCGATAGCAGGAAACCTGATGATATGCCAGTGCTTGGCCTCGACGCTGTTCAGGATACGGCTTGCAAGGTCGTCACCACCGGGCCACCGCGTCATAGGCATGACCATCCGCCCTGGCTTCTCAAGGCGTGTGCTGCAATCGTTTAAGTACCACTCCCACGCCGTCTCACGTTCGACTTCGGACGCCGCTTGCTTGGCCCCCTTTACCGGGTCATCAATGATGATCAAGTCACCGCCAGTGCCTGTAATGCCGCCGCCTATACCCGCGGATATCAACCCGCCGCCCTCAGTGGTATACCATTCATCGGTTGCCTGGGCTTTGGGGTCAAGGACGGTACCTGGAAATATGCGATTGTAAAGCGGTTGGCGCATCATGCGGAGTGTTTTGCGGGAGTGTTTACGGGAGAGTCGGTCCCCATAGGCGGTACTGATAACGGCCTTGCCGGGATGTCGGCCCATGAACCACGATGTAAAAATGATTGAGCAAAGCATGGACTTGTAAAAGCGTGGTTGCATGAATACCATGAGCCTTAGAATGTCCCCCTTGTCAAGCGCCTCAAGAGCGTCGCATACTTGTTGATGAAACCACTTATGCGGGTACCGGTCATCGAGCATCACCCTTGCATAATCGTGGATGGAGTTACGGGCCGAAAGAGCTATGGCCGCTTCGAGCGTGTCGCGTTCATTCAGGGTCGGGGTCGTCGCCATTGTTCAGCATCCGCCTTGCAGCATCCCTCAAGTCGTCAATGGGCACTTCGGTCAAGAGCTTGTGCGTCTGGTTGGACTCGATGTACTGCCTATCAACCCATCGGTGGTTACACTTAAGATTGAATATCGAGCCAGTGGTGGTGTTCTTATCCATCAATGCCCGCTCATAGTACATTTCAACTCTCTGCTTGGCCCTTTTTACAATCGCAAAGTAAGGCTCACGTTTTTCATAGTTGATTAGTGTTTGAGTACATATATCAAGGTGATACGCCAATCCACTTATAAGCGGTATGCCGTCCTCAAATTTGCCGTCTATTTCAATCCTCAAGCTGTCAAAGTAACTATCAATTGCGGACTGCAACTTTTCAGGCGTATCGAATGTAAGCGTCCTTGTCATACCCTCATGTTAGTCTATGCCGTCCGGTTTGTCAAGGGGAGTTACAGACATAAAGAAATACCACAATTTTTTCAACCCAATTAGCAACACATACGAGTTCGGGACACGTCACATTTACTGGAAGAATTAGGCTCCCGTTATTATCTCGTTCTGGCGCATATCTAACGATTGTCATGGTTGGGTTATTTGGAGTTCCGTCGCCATTAGATACCGGAGTTGCCGGCCCATCAACCACGCCACCCTCGTGAGGCTCTTCAATCGTTCGCATCGTCTCCTCCCTCGTCAATCGTCAGCCAGTCATTAAGCGTCACAGTCAACCAGTTAAGGCCGGTCTCACGACAAAACACGATAGACAAATTACGCAAAGCTTCATTGAATTCTCTGCATGCCTTGACAATTGGCACGTCATCCACGCTCACGTATGCATAAAGTTCTTTGTTCATTCCCCCCCCTCCATAATCCGCTTTAACTGTTCATCGGTCATGCCGGTCGGTTTGTCAAGTTTGGGCCTTTCGCAATGTTTGACCACGCTTTTTTTGCCAACGGTGCATACAGCGCCAGGCATGCTATCGGGGTTGGGCCTAAGAAAATAACAACTCTCGCTCCATACCCATCCAGCGTAAACCTTCAAGTGCGGTATCATGTGGCCTCCGCGTGTATAATCTTCGCAATCTCTCATTTCAACCTCACTGCCACGGTCCCCGTCACTCCCCACCTATGACAAATCCGGTATTCATCCATGTACTCTGCCCTCATGAGCACCCCAGCTCCTACCCATGCGGTGATGGGTCCATATCCATAGCCAACAGGCTGAATTTCAATCCAGTCGGTGTGAATGAAAGTGGTTGCCGCTGCCACCCTGATAAATTTCCAATCGTCTGATTCAAACATGGTCATGCCGATGGATACGCCCCCCGCCGTTCCTGGCAATACCATAATACCGGATATTCCGATGTCAATGTGTGGGCTGAGGTTTACCGCCGCCATGGCTGGCATGGATAAAAACATGATTGCCGCGATTATAAGTTTTTTCACTTGGACCCCCTTGGTTGTTGGCATGAACACACGACGATGCCGTATGATGTTGGCGACGAGACCCATCCTTTGTCATTGCATACCGGGCAATAGCCGAATTTGATGTCGCCCATTGTCTCCATCTTGTCAGTCATGATTACTGGAAATCCTAGCAGCGTGTCATGCTTTGGCAATTGGTCAACAGACAATCCACTTTTCTCGTACCAATCGAGCACCAATTCTTTTTGGGCGTCGGTTGGCACTACGTTATCGTCTTTAGTTTCCATGAACCCCCTTTTTAAGACAGTGGTGGCAGTTGCCTGGGTAAGCACGGGCGAAAAGGAGAAAGACCCGCCTGCCACCACCGATTGTATTTTACCGTGCTAGGCGGTGGTTGTCAAGTCGGCTCTTCTAATGTTTGGGTAAAGTTCAGTTGATGGACACACTAATTTTTTCAAGTGTTCATTGCCACAAAATGCCACTACCGCACGTTCTGTCTTAAGGTACTTTTTGAGCCTCACCGACGCACCGGTTTCATCACATGTGTTTTTTAAATAATCACGCAAATAAATTACTGCGCGGTCACGATCATCCCCTGTAGAAAATCCACTACCAAGAATTCCACCAAACCGGGCAAGCAACACATGATCTTCGTTGTAGTATGCCCGCATCAATGCTCCGAAAACGGACGCTATCCTGATTCCAGACAATTTGGAGTTATCGCCCGGGATTGATGACGTTACAAAACTAATCGCATCGGAATGCCTTGCATACATTTGGTTAATGGCAGACACCGATAACTTGGGATGACCCCTGTTTGGGCCTGCCAAAAATCTTTGCAATGAACCGATCGCTGACTTGGGTGGCTTTTGCCCAGTCTCAAAAAATATATTGTCTGCTGGTGACCTTCGACTATGTTGGTCGATTGCTATCCTGGTGTTTTTGAGCACACCCGTAAACACCAACATTTCAACCGGCTTGCCAGCAATTATAATTGCATGTAACCGGTGTTGGCCATCTATTAAATCGCCGTTTTCATCAAACGCAATTCCTTGGTGAGTCGTTTTCCACCAACCACGAATAATGTCGTCGGCCATCATTTTTGAGCTGGCAGAACGGTAGTTTCTGTTTGGTCCCATTTTGCCAAGCCAAGCATCTGCCATTTTTGGCGTAACGAGTTTAATGCTTACTCCAATAGTTCCGTTGGCCGTTTTAATATATTCCATCTTCATCCCTCCTTGTCGTCGATCTGTTTACCGCGCTTTGGCGGTGGTTGTCAAGCTAGGTTATGTCCTCAAGTTCAAATTCCTCTATGCACCCATCAATAAACACGCGAATATTGCGCTGCTTTTCCTTTCTTACATTTACCGCATCTAAGCCCTTGGCTATTTCACGCAAGTCTATGGCCGTCATCACTGCATACCCACCACCGCTGTCTGTATAAATCACCACACCCTTTTTCATAAACTACCCCTCCTTGTCGTCGGTCGGTTTACAAGTGAACTTGATATCATCGCATTTACGCTCGTACTCCTCGTATCTACGCAAGTATGATTTAAGGTCAGTCTCATTGTCGTCGGTCGGTTTGCCGCGTTCGGCCTTTTCAATATCCATTACAGTCCATCCAGTTACCTCAACTGTCATTTCAACGCCGCAATTGTGGCATGTCCCATTTAGTGTAAATGTTTCGTCATACGTGCTAAATTTGCCGCCTCCAACGTAGATGATGCTATCGCCACAACATGGTTTTGGGCCATTCATCCCGCTCGCTCCTTTTCCGCTTTGATCAACAACAGCACGGCCTCTATGACAAGCGAAACGTCGCCCTTGACAGGCATACGCCCAGATAGCCGTTCTATCAGTGTCAAATTTAGTTCATCCTCCAACTCCGTTAACCGGTCGGTCGGACGCCACCCACAAGACTTGCATTCATCAGGCGGCGGCCCCATATACGTATGTATCTGCTCACACTTTGGGCATTCCCTGGCGGAGTGTGTCGTATAATGGAACCCGCTACCAACCCATACCATTGACTCGATCCATTTCTCGATCATTTCATCCTCCTTTATCGCCGTTGAATCATCACCGCTGCCAAATAGTCCTTGTCATCAGACCTAAAAAGCAATGGGGACAATTCGTCTATAGTCTCGATTGTCGTTTTTTCTCCCATGTTTTTCAACGATCCTATCATCAGCGACGGATTAACGTTAAATTTCATTTCATCGCCATCATGCTTGGCGTCTACCTCATTTTCGGCTTTGCCGGTTAACGGGTTGTTCCCACTGACGATGATTGATTCTGGCTTGAATTCCATGGTTATTGAAAGAAGGTTTCCTATTGATGCGAATTTTACAGCATCAACCATCTGAGCGGTATCAACGACCGCTTTGCTTTGCCATCCAAGGTCAACTATTTGATTAATGCTCCTCAATGGAAACTTGCCGCTTATAGTTCGCGCCGCTATGGAAAAATCGTCTGTCTTGAAATAGAAGCTTTTTTCACTGATGGCCACGCTTGCCGAATCAGGCGAGCACCTTGACGCCTCTAAAATCTCGACAATACCATCACGGGGAACTATAACTCCGTCTGCGGTAAGTCCGTTATGGTTAATTTCCCTTGAAACCCTACACATAATGTGCCCATCGGTCGCGGCCATCAACAAACCGCCATCCTCGACAAATTCAATGTAGGCCCCGGCTAGCACGTAACGCCCAATCTCTTCGCCGATGGCCCCTATAACCTTCGTTATCATTTCAACTAGGACGCCTGGTGGAATCTCGCAATATTTTTGATCGTCGCCAGTGTCAATTTTGGGATAATCCTCGGCGTCCAGTGTCTTGATCTTCGCCACCCGCTTGCCGCTTTTTACCTTGATTGCAAAATCATCGGGCATGAATTCGATGTCAACAGGGCCGGGAGCGAGGGCGCTCGCAACCTTAAATAGCCGCACAGTGTCAACCACGACGGACCCATGACTCTGGCAATCAACCGGGATTTTGTTGGTGGTCGATACGTTCAAGTCGGTGGCTGCTATCAACAACGAGTTGTCTTCGGCGGTTAGTAGACAGCATTTCAGCACGTCCATTACGTTGCCGTGCGACACAAGGCGCTTTGCCGACGCCAGCCCTGCGACAAGCGCGTCGCGCTCAATCGTTATTTTCATCTTCCCTCCTATATGGCGATATTGCGTTGGCAAAATCTTTGTAATCCTTGGCGGCGTTAAATTCTGTCCTAAACCGCGTTATTTCCGTCATCTTTTCCGGCGTTAAGTCCTCAAGTTTTATGTCGCTGACTTTCATTTGGTCCCTCCTTTTAATTTACGCCGACACCGTGGACACCTCACACGCGGTAGCGCGCTAACCCTAAAATGGTCAGCCTTAATATATGGGTAATGATCATACCCGCCACCCTCAACCGCGTTAAGGTCAAACCACTTAATGGTATCGCCGGAGTCAATTCCTGCTTGCGGGATAAGTTCTTTATCTGTATGTGAAGCGATTGAAAGGCTACTGTTTTCGTATGCGATGCTCATTAGCAGAGTTGACCCGCTTTCCAGTGTTAAGAATTGGTCGCGTTCGTTGATAACATCCCTAGGGTCGGTTAAGCTAAAGTGCAATGCGCAACAAATCACAAACAATGCCAAAACAACATAGGAAATTGTCACCAGCCTCTGTTCAATCGTCAGCCCCCACCACCAATGAACCTTATCGCGCTTTTTAGCAGCGTCGATGACCTCCAACAGGCGTACTATTTCACGAAGATCATCTATGATTTTCATCGGTCACACCCCATGCTCACGGTTTCTCCGCCCTCGCAAAACACGACCACCTCGTGAACGTTTCCCTTGGTGTCGCCGTCGACCGTGACTTTTAGTTCGTCAAAATACATGAGGTCGAGTTCAAGCGGCTCGCCTGGGCCTGCTAGGTAGTCTCCATCGGCATTGTAAGTCGGCCACAACGGGGCCACTGTCGAGCCGTCTGGAAGGACGCGCAAAATTGATTCTACATTTCCGACTCCAAAGATGTACCTCATGGGTTGATCGCTTGTGATGTTGCCGTGGTAGTCGCTGACATGAGCTAAGATTTCATAAGTGTCGGGATCACGAATACGGGTTATCTCAAACTCTGGCGGGTCGAAAATCATCTTTCCCATCGAGTCCCCGTCTTTTACCCTTAATAAACCAATCGGCTTATCGGTGTCCACCGTCGTTGCCTCAAGCTCGTGGTATTTAGCCAAAACGTCATCCGCCATCAAAACGCACTCCGACCACCCGGCGATGCATTGCTCGAATCCGTCGGCCTGATCGACTGTGGGCACTGACCGGGCGAAGATCAAGGCAAGGACCGCGAGGGCGAAGGTGGTGATGACCGCACACGCGACGATTAAGATTTTGTTGGTTTTCATTCCATGGCCTCCTTTATCATTTCCATCAATTCCCTCGCGCACTCCGCCGCCTTAAATTGCTCGTCAAGGCACCCACGGTCCCGCCTACGGCCCTCCGACTCCAAACACGCGCACTTGTATGAGGAAAGCTTTGGACATCCCACGCAGCGTACCAGGGCGAACCTGATGGCGTCTTTGATCGTGGCGACGGGGACCGATATGGCTTGGCCGGTCATGACGTACCCCCCTTGATCATCGCCTTGCCCTTGTTATGGTAAATCGCGGCGGCTTCAGTCAGCGTGTAACGGTACCCGTTGATGACGACGGTGACGGTTGACGGTCTATGGCGTTTCATTCTACCACCTCCCATCCGAGATCAATGTAATTATTTGCCCAATCCTGGACCTCTTGTTCGATGTCGGACTCGTCATAATCGTCGGGGATTTCCCATTCATCGTCTTGATAAGCGTTACTAAGACCAATGGACAATTTACATTTAACCTTTCTCATCACTCACTCCTCCTTTATCCCGGTTGATTCTCGCGCCGCAGAAACGACCAACACCGGCAATACGACCACCGCCACAATTTCCGCATCGTGTCCCTCACACCATACTTTGAGCACAGCGCGTTCATGACCATCTGCAACCGCGTCCGACACACGAACGCCGTCCTGGTAAGCCGCGTATTCTATTTTGATTTCCATGATCATCCCTCCTTTTCGTTTTCGCCAACGCCCGGCATGGCCCATTTCGCCAATTTGGCCCGCGCCTCTTTGGCCCAATACAACCCCACTGCCCACCGCCTGTAATCAATCGGCCCCCACCCCTCATGTTGATCGAACAGTATTGCCCATATGGCCGCCCAGTCTACCCACGTCCGTTGCGTGGCTCCCATGTCATTGTAGGCCGCGTCCTTGCTCAATTTTACGGCGTCGTCGTCATCCTTGTGCTCGGCTTGCACCCGCTTTTGACTCGCATCGTGATTTTTCGCACGTTCGGTCGCGGGATCGATGGGGTCGGGCTTTGCCAGGTTGAACAACTCGCCCTCACTAGGAAACCACTTGCATTTACGGGCGCGGTCAAACGCCCGGCGGATGTTGTCGTCACTGCAATTACGCATCAGTTCAAAATAGTGGTCGGACTTGGCGACGCTCATTTCGTCGACGCCTGGCGGTATGGACCGGTGACGGCGGAGGTCGGTCATGAGTTTGCCGAATTCGTGGTTATTCATCGCCCAAAGCCTCCGACGCGATAGACGCTGCCATCAGATTGCCGTGAAGCTCGATAGATTCAAGGGCCTCTCGGTACCGCGCACGTTCATCAAGCGCCTTGTCCGCGTAGAAGCACAATGTGTTTATGTCAACGTCGTGGTTGGTGGCTAATTTCTTGACGCAATGGCGCGCCGCTTTAATTTCGTTTTCATTCATCGCCTTTTGCTTGCTTTCTGGTGGGTTGGTAGTATCAAGTTGTTTGCCGTCCGGTTGCCACCCTGTAAGTTTTCGTTTGTTGCCATCCATCAATCATCCCTCCTTCGGGCATTCTTTAATTAATTGGCATAGGGCGTCCCTAGATTCTGTGTTTTCGCAATATACCAGCGCGGCCTTGAGTTTGTCAATAAATTCTATCAATTCCCAAACGTCCCCATCCCACGGCTCTTTTATCGTTCCATGCGGGATGTCGTGATTGAGCCTCGATAGTGCCGCCTCTATTTTGCTAAAGTCCAACACGGCCACGGGGATCACCGCGACGGGAACGACGGTTGCAACGTCCGCCTTGTCCCTGCCGTAACGTCTATTTACTTTCACCACCCATTCCAGTGGGTCTGCCTCATTGTCTGCAATAAGTGGTCCTAATCCCGTTTCGATACCGGTTTTCCCTATCACTGCAAAGTAGATTTTATTCATCACGTCCCCTTTCCGCGAATTCTTTCGCTATCTTGTCAAGCCAATCCAACCCATCGTCCTCAGTGAACTCCTGGGCTTGTCCATCGGTAACGCCCATCAAAACTTTGTAGGCGTATGCCCTCCAATCTTCTACCCCTGGACGCTTCTTGGTTTTCTCGATTATGTGTTTGACAAAAGAAAAAGAAAAACCCCTATCAACAACTCCGAAGGCCCGGTCGGTGCCGAACGTTGATTCGAGATAGGTAACTTCGTCGATTGAATAGTTGTTGTCGGGGGGCTCTGTTTCTGGTTCTCCCTCTAACTCTAACTCTAACTCTAACTCTAACTCTAACTCTTGCTCGGGATTTGCTACGGACTTTCTACTGAGCCGGCTTGTGTGTTCATCCCTAAATTTCAATAGGTTAGGGCATTTTATCATCATTTTTTCGCCAACTATCTTTAGATAAACTAACGGCTTCTTGTCAACTTTTGGTCCAAAACCTGTTGGTTTTTCGGCAAGTTTCTGTGCAATTTTGGTGAACTTTCCAGTGGAAACCCCGCACTTTTCCTTCCATTTCTTGATGGGAAACTGAGCCGAGCATAGGTCTGAGCCGTCCATTTTATCCGCGATTATTTCAAGGATGATCCAATAGACACCGATTGCTTCCGGCCCTAATTCTTCCATTACTTCGGCTAGGCGTTCGTCGTCGCGGGCGTCACTCATGTGCTTAAACCACCGCACTAATCACCCCCGTCGTCAACCGGAAATTTAGCCTTTTCATAATCCTCCACGGTCCTTGCCGCCCAGTCGAGCGCGACGCCCTCGGGCGATTGTGGGTTCGGGTCTATGGCAATGAGCTTTTCTACGAACGACAAGTGTAACTCATGTGTTGATTCGTCCAGTGGAGCCAATGCGAGGTATTCATTGATCGGGCATATATCGCAATCGTCCGGGCACTTATTCCAATCGTAGCAGTCCATCACTCACCCCCGTCGCGATGGCCACCACTGTATTCATCTTCGTACCCAAGCGGATCAGAGCTAAGCAAAAGGCCCAACTCTTCACGTTCTTTGCAATAATGTGGTTCGGCATCACCGCATCCATGCTCACACACAAGAGGTTCGGAATGCGCCATGCAAACGTCTTCTGAGATAATACATCCGTACATATTTGGTTTGTCCATCACGTCCCCCTCTCCCACGATTAACGTCATTGGATGGTCGAAGCCAGCCGCGCAAACTTTTCTAATTTGCTTCAGTTGGTCGATGCCCTTCCATTCTACCGGAAAGTGTATTTGAACGATCACGACCCCGGCCTTTTGAAATTCATCAACGTGCGCAACCATATATCCAGTGGCTTTAATGTCGTCGTTCATTCACTCACCCCCGTCGCGGTTGCTTCATCCATCATAACAGGTTCAAAAGTTGCACAAGCTAGCAGCATGATCTCATTGTCGCTGATGACCCTGAGGTCTACCAACTCTTTCAAGCATTCGCCCACATCATTACCGACTTTATCATTGTGCTTACACGTCAAGGCATTGCAATAAACATTAGCTTTCATCACTCACCCCCGGACAAAAAAAGACCCTGCCGAAGGCGTATCGGGTGAGCACTTCACGGCCAGGTAAAGTCCCGATACGTCCCCTCGGCGGGGTCTTTTCAAAGCTATAGATTTTCAATGTACTCATTTTCACTCTACCTGGCTACCTTTTATACTAACAGTTCCTCACGGTCTTGTCAAGCTATTTCTCGCATGATCTCAATTATTTTCCCGCGTCGAGCCGACGGCGGTGGTCCGTTTTTGTACTGCCAACGTTGGATGATTTCAGTCATGGCACAATCCAAGAACCCGGTCCATGGTCTGACCGAAAATGTAGTTGCCGCCGGACCCGCCGCACTTGTCGCATTCCACTATACTGGTGATTTTGAATAGCCAGCCCTTGGATACAAGCACGAACCCCTTGCCTTCACATGTTGGGCATTTATCGCTTAGCATTTTAATCACGTCTCCTCTCGATATACAGCGCGTAATATCCCGATGGATTCCTTGCGAGCGCCCACAACGTTTTTTGCTTGATGTAAAACTTGATCCACTCTAACAGGGCGTCGGGATCGTAGAAGCGTTTCGTACACCGGTTTTTTTCGGTCAGCGCTACCCGAATGTGTCCGCGTTCAAAGATTTGGTCAGTCGTCATTTATTCTCCTTTGTAGTGAGCGTGTCGGCGAGGTGATCGCAATTAACGCATCGTTGGCGCCGGGTCATAATTCATCCCCCTTCCGTGCGTTCCAAGCGGCGGCCATTTCATTATTCGTCAGGTCGCGAGTTTTATTTTCTATGGGACCGGATGCGCCGCACATGCCGCACCTTACCACCTTGATACAATGCTTATCTTGGCTTGGCCACTTATCCCCGCAAAATGGGCATGGTTTCAAATCATCCATCACGTTCCTCCTATCGGGACGATTTCCCCGGCCTCGGCTTCTACCCGCCAGTGATTGAACATGCAAACGCCACACGCCTGCTTAGTGGATTCCCGTTGAATAAGGCAATCTGCCGAGTTGAATTCGATCAGGCACACGGCGTCATGGTCGGTTGCCAGTTCCAGGTATTGCCGCGCCCAATGTTCGGTTTCGTGGCGTTGGTGAGTCAGCAGGGCGTCAAGGCGTTCGACCTCGGCGTCCTGCTTGTCCGCGTGGTCGGCCAGTTCCACAAAATCCATCTCAAGCCAGTGATTCTCGTGCCCCGGTGACGATTGCTGCAGTTCAATCTCTTCCCTCGTTTCGTCTCGTTTTTCCTTGTCCATATAATCACCCTTAAACACGGACCATCCAGGCCCCGGCGATTTCGGTTTCTTAAGCGTGGATATCTCGGCTTCAAGGCGTTTGTTTTCGCGGGTAAGGTCAGTCATCGTCTGCCTCCTTTACCATCGCCAGCGCGCGATTGAGCGCGTCGATCATGAAGGACTTGTCGTGGCCACAGTCCTGGACTAACGAGAACACGCTATCATGTTGTCCACACGCGGCCCGCTCGCTGATAAACAGAGGACAAAGACTACATTCAGTATTGTCATCGTCATAGGAAAACAGCTTACACAATGCGCAATTGTTTCCGCCGCAAAAGTCCCCATCGTCACAATAGACATGAGCTCGTCGCTCCGCCCGCTTCCAGTGCGCGATACAGTCCTCGATCGCCGCGATTGTTTGGTCTTTGGTTGGCTTACTCATTATTTCACCACCTTTACCGCCACGCTATTCCCCGCCATCGGTTGGCCATGCAAGCGCCGCACGTCCCCCTCGATAGCAACTGTTGTTTACGACACTCGATTGACATGTACTCTATTTTGACGTTGTTGTCCAGTCGATAAAATTGACAGTGGTCATTCATCGTCGGCCTCCTTTACCATCGTCAGTGCGCGATTGAGCGCGTTGATCATGACGGACTTGTCGACTCCGCGGTGCTGAACCTGTACCCACATACCACTCCTGTCAGTTTCAACGTTATTGTAATCGCAGCATTTGCCGCCAGCCATTATACAAAGTGGGCAATTGCGGCAATCAAGTTCTCGATACGAAAACAACATACACAAAGCACAATTCCCGGCGTTGCACCGATGACCGTTGTCACAATATATACCATCAACGCGCTCCGCCCGCGTCCAGTGCGCGATACATTCAACCAGCGCCGTGATGGTTTGTTCTTTGGTTGGTTTCATTACATACCCTCCCTTTTCAAAATCCTCGCGACGTGTTTTTCCAAGATCGACTCAGCCATCCGCGCCGCTAATTTACGATTCATCTCTTGTCGCTTTGCGTCCGTCTGTATGCTCCCCATGGCATTACACCGATTTTCACACCCTTCGCAATTGGGCTGATCACCAAGGATGTCTAAATGAAATCCGAACGTCCGTGGCCACGTAACCAACGTTTGCACGATAGACGCCACACTCATCTTTGACCTGTAATCGCCCGCAAATATGTCGCCCCATGTGCACTCGACAACCATGTTCCTTCCGTTGCCCTTGACGTTCAATTCATGCGCCTTTACCCACTCACGCCCAAACCGTTCGCGCCCTTGCGATATGCTGCCAATCAGGTCGGGTAACGTTTTACGCTCGACAAATACTCCGTCAGCCTCGCCGGGAGCCCAAGAGCGGGCGTCGGGAAACTCCTCACTTGACGGATGCGCTATCGAGTAGTCGCCTACGAACAGGTGCGGGTATTCGTTGCCAAGCTTGGCCTCGCGTGTTTCGTGGTTCGTGAACGTCCACGGCGTCTGCTCGCGGGAGTCTACCAGGATAATGCACTCGCGCAAATAGCGTTTACCGGCGGCGGTTAAGCGAGTCATTACGGGTTGGCCTCAAAAAAAGCTTTTGCAAAACCAGATGGAGTAACAGACCTTAATCTTGCCCGCTCTTTTGATGGCGGCATTGTGTGCATCTTGCTACCGCCAGCGGGGTAGACTGGTGTTTTTTCTGGCATGTTGAAATTGCCCCACAAGCACGTCTTTTTTGTATACGGATCGCCATAGTCGCATGGGTTAAAAACGTGGTCCCAATGACCAATGACGTTTATTAGACGACCGACCGGGTTTTCAAGCGCCCACCACTTAGGCTTGCTAATCAAAATTAATCTCATGCAGGCATCTACAATTGATATCCCGTCAAGGTATGGCCCATCACCTTTGCCTGCCCACCACCTTGCGCCAGACGATGCAAAATGAGTGCACGGGGGGGCGGCTAAAACGCCATGAACATTAAAACTAGGGTGTGTGTCTGCCATTAGGCTCCACTTGCGAACGTCAACCCCAACTAACTCAGGGCTTGCATATCCATAATTAGATTTAACGTTGAGGTCAACCACAATTACATGATAGCCAGCGTCAACATACGGCCTTGACCATGCTCCAGTCCCACCACAAAGGTCTAGTATGATTTTACTCATTGTCGTCTCCCGCGTCGTCGGCCCCGTGGTGGTTGCCGTTAAGTTTGTCCTCAAGCTCGCCGTTGATGGCGTCGATCCGGTCAATCTCGTTTCGTAGGTCTTCGATCTCTTTAACGTGGGCGCGGTCGCGGGCTACCCATGCGAGCACCTTGTTATGATTCAATTCGACTGACCAATCATCGCATTTTGCTCGCAATGCCGTTTCCTCGATCATGTCAATGTCCACGTCGTTGATGTTCATTTCGTCGCCTCCCATAATTTCGCATACCGCCTTCGGTGCAAACAATCAGCCCTACACGTCAGCGCCGTTCCTGAGTGCATGTCACACAACAGACACATACTTTCGATAGTGCTGATGATCTCAGCGGCAAGCTTGGTTTCGATAACGACCACGCGAACCACGTCGCAGCCCATTTCCCGATACGCCTGTAAAACGTCACCGCCGGGGTCGTCCATGGGTGAGATGTTCACTATGGATCCGCGAATGTTTTTGAAAGCGTAAGTGTTCATGTCACTACCTCCCATTCCCTAATCATTTGATCCGTCCAAAACGCGCCGCCCTTGATCGGTAACGGCCACGTGCGAACTCCTGATTGAATGCGTAACAACACAGTGCGCCCCGTACGGATCATCCACTTACGGGCCTTGTATTCAGTGCTCCAAAACCGGACGGCTGGCAGTATCGCCCCCGTGGATTGGTAGCGAGCAAGCTTCTTTGGGGTCGTTGCGTGATAGCCGGTCATGTCACCACCTCGATTTTCCCTAGTGCTTCCAACCCGGCGAGAATAGATTCCCAGTCTGTCGGCTTGTTATCTAAGATTTCGTCGCCACCGTTTTTGATTGCGTTACCCGTGTCCCATAATTCATCAATTTCATCAGCCATCGCCGCCAGCCACCGGGCCGCGCCGCGTTTCGCTGATTCGAGGCTGAAATATGTGCAATTTGATCGGATGTATTGATATTCAGCAAACAAGATTTCCCAACGCCAGCTGTTCGACCGTGGGCATTCATTTGCCCCACAATTGTCAAGATGTTGGCAATTTTTACACGCCACCAATGTTCTATCAAAAATGACTTTCATGGTTACACCTCACCCGCCCCGTGGGAAAAAGGGATGTCGCTATCTGGTATACCACCGGCGTCCGGTTGCGCTTCCTCGCGGTCAACTTTCCCCGGCTCGATCATCACGGCCACCACGTCTTTATCGCTGATGTTGATCGACGTGAATTTTTTGTCACTGTCCTTCGCTTTTTTGGTATGCGACGGGCCAATCACGAGCACCTTGTCGCCGTTGTTCAGTTGGTCCACGCAAGCCCGTCCCATTTCATCCCATGCGGCGACCTTGAACCACCCGCCCACCTCTTTGCCGTTGTACATGCGCCGCGTCGATACTGTGAAATTGCAAACGAATCCGTTGGTCAGTTCCTTGCCTTCGGGATCGCCGTCGAGGTAGCCAATCACCTGGTGTTGGTTATCAGTTATCATGTTTTCCCCTCCAATTCGTCGGCCAACGCTTTGAACTGAGCAAGCGTCAATTCATCCGACGTTATCGTTTCGTCATTGGCTATCTTACGCGCCCGTGATAGTACGTCAGCGGCGTCAAGCTTTTTTGTAGCCATGGCCGCGCCTATCCTGCCGCCTACCGTTGCTCGCTCGGCTTTCGTTCCATATACCGCCACGTCCTTTTCGGGCGGTGGCGGCGATACCTGGCCCCCTGCCGGTTGTTTTTGGGTGTTGTCCCCGTCGCGCCCCTGCGCTCCGCCCGCGTCGTCGTCAACTGTCGGGATCATAAACGCCGATACCAACAGATAGCGTCTCAGGTACGAGTAGACAATCATGTAGTCTTGAGGGCCAAGAGGCTTGAGCGATCCATCTTTTTTAACCGCCGGGTTTACCTTGACTCTCAAGATTCCCGTTTCGATCCATTGCCCGCTGACGTGTTGAATACGTAGTTGACAAGATATCATTTCGGGGTTTGCGTTTTCGTCGTCGCCGCCGCCCTCGATAACTATCAAGTCATTGGCAATCAGTTTCGGCCCGAGTTCGTTACATATGGCTACTAGGTCGGCGTATTTGTACCCGTACGCCTGTGTTTTTTTCCCTACTGGCTCAATCGCCTTGGCCACCGCCAGCATCGCCGGCGCGATTTTGTCGAGGGCGTCGGAGGTTTTCATTCGACGTAATCCGTTTCCCACTCAAGGCGTCCCGACTCACTAACCTCAATGGTCACTTTGCAATGGCGACTAATCATAAAGTCCCAACGATTGAACTTGGAGTTATTTGTAAATTCATTTAGGCCATACCCCGTCGACTCTGCATGGGTTACTCTTTCAAAATATACCTCTCTCCCGCATTGATTTGCGTTGATTTCAGTTCGTTTTTGTTTCATCACCGACCTCCTCTCTAATCGCTACCGCCTCGTCTTCGATGGTCGCGAGACGTTCGGTAAGCACGTCCATGTATTCGGCGTATTGTGCAAGGCGCTTTTTGATGGCGTCTATCCGCCCACACGCCAGTTTCATGATTTTACAAGCTGCATCGGTTGCCCCGATGTCGCGAATAACCAGTGCTTCTGCGTTCGTAATGATGGTCATCAGCTCACTCGTGGCCTCATCGCACGACCGCTCCATTTTCCTACTCGTGATCTTTTTCATGGTCGTCTCCTTTTTTCTGTCTCAATGCCCGTGCCAGCGCCGGTGCCATTTTCTTTCGTTGTCATTGTGTATCCTGTAGGTTGATACGTGGGCGTCATATTGCATATCCCACTCCTTTACGACCTCAGGAAAAAGCGCCGTCCACGCCGGGGCTATTTCTACTATGCTTTTGTATTCATCGTCTACCTCACCGGACCCTTGACACAGTTGGCACTCAGCCGGGTGTGGGTGTTCGTATTCGTCGCCGTCTGCGTCCCACTGCGCTTGCCGGATCATTGCCGACGTTACGCAAGTTCGGTGGCCGTGGCAGTCAGGGCATTTCATTTACTGCGTCCGCTGTTGAAAAATTTACAGCCAGTACAATCAAGCAACTCTACCAAGTCGTCAAAATAGTAACCGACCTCGTTGGCTCCCGCCGAGTGTCCTTCGTCCCATGCGATTTGGAAAGCCGCGTCAAGCTTTGGGTGATCGACTAGGTCGTGTTTCTTGGCAAGGGCGTCCCTTAGCACACGTTGTTCGTCGCTCCAATTCATCCGACCACCTCCTGGGCCATCAACCACGCTCGCATCTCGCGGAGCACGGGACGGACGTTGTCGGGCTGCCAACAACCTCTTATGCTTACTCCGCCGACAGCCTTTCCAACTACATCACCACACCCAGATCCAAAGCATAGCCAGAACGGACAAGATTCTTGGCATGTAGAATTTAGTGGGCGCGCCTTGCACAGTTCGCAGTGTTCGGCGCTACCATACTCTAATTGTGCCTCGCATCGGTCAATCGCGGCTTTCCATTTGTCGCGGTAGGCAAGGGTGATGCTCATGGAGAAAACTCATACCCAAAGCACTCACCAATGGCTTCCCACAGATAACCATATGCGCATCCTCTGGCATAATCCTCGCGGACGCGGGAGCAAGTCAAGCACGTTTTAAATGCCCCTATCTCTCCATTCCACGCGCCATTGACGTACTCGTATCTATCGCCCTTATTGATAACATCTCCGCACTCGCAGCACTTGTAATCCTTGGCGGCTTTCGGATTAGTGACGTTGCAAAATGACGGGCTTTCTCCCATCTCACACGAACATGAACAGTTCATCCGACCACCTCCCTTCAAGTCTTTCTCCGCCCACACTTTACCGCACCGGTCGCATATCACCTCGACACCGTGAGCGTCGGGGGAATGGCGAAGATAGCCGCTGCAGGCGGGGCAAGTCATTCGTCATCATCCTCACGATTGTCATCAAACTCCGGCTCGCAGTCGATGTCTACATCAATCCCCACAGCTGCACGAAGATGGTAGGAAGTCCACGGCTCGGGCTTGTATGCTTTATCGTAAAATCCCCATGCAATGGCGGCGTCTCCGTTGGCTAATTTGAGATAACGGGAGAATTCATCCTTTGAATGACTCAAGCCACGTTCGCGGGATACATGGGTATTGTAGATATCGTAAACCCAATCGGCGAGCGTTTGCCGTTCTTTGACGGATTCATCAAACGCTTTTTTCTCAGGCTCGTAAATTTCTTTTTTCTGCTTATAGTCAGCTAATTCGGTAGCATGAGAGCTCATCATGTCGCGGGAAAATACAGAAACCTTTGCTATTTTGCCGAACCCGTCACGGTATGATGGAAGCGCACCGTAATAAGTGTATTTTGACCCAAGTTGGTAGTCATATTCCACCATTCCGAACTCGACCTCATTTTCCATCAACATTAAAGATAGTTGTTGGGCAAGTTCCTTATTAGTGGTGACGATATCCTCGACCTTGAACACCTCGCTGTCAACTTTCATTTGCGGCTCGATTGGGCAGACGGGGGCCTTGAGTAGCCTTATCCCCTCCTCGGCGCACCTAAAGTCTACCATCAATTTTAGTTCATCGTCAGTCAGTCCGATGATCTCTTCGTGTGTCATTTCGTCAATGTGTCTCATTCTTATCTCCTTTTAAATAGTTTGCCGCCATCACTTTGCCGTTGTATTTTAGCTGTATGCTCATCATGCACCTCGCATCAACTGACTCGGTGGCACTTGCAACGCCGCCGCGTATTCCATCACCTTGGAATCACCAGGCCACGTCGATATGGTTTTGTGAGCGTTCAGCATCGCCGATACCGCTGACTTGGTTTTGCCTAGCCGCTCGGCCAAGAATTCCAATCCACTGGCGCGGGAGTATCCAGCCGAGGCTAGTTCGTCGTACACGCGAGCCGTGAATGATTTGGTTCCGTTGTGCTTGGTCACTTTCCATCCTCCTTGTTTTCGATTTCAATGCCGAGACTGTATGCCAAGTCCATCAATTCCAATACGATGACATTGTGCATCATGTGCGACACCACATTTTTTCCAAGTTCAGCGGCCTTCCGGTTTGCCTTGCGTACCTTAATCCGCCGCGTCAACTCGACCGTGATTTCATCCTTGGTTTTCATCGATACACCCCCATGATATACAGCGGAAATCCGATTATGTTTTCGGCTTTTACCGGGGCAATGTAGTACCCCATATCGGAGCCTACGTACACGAGCCGTGGCCCGCCCTTACGCTTCACAGTGGTTACCCTTTTTGATATCATTCGCCGTCCTCCTTTGGCTTGATTAGTTCAATCCCACACTGACGGCACTTATCCGGCGGATCTGGCCACGTCAAGGAGCGGTGCAAGTTCACTAATGACAAATAAGTGAAAATCACGTTGTTTAGTCCATTTCAAAACATCCAAATGATCAGTAGCCACGCCAGCCAATTGTGTAGCCAAAACAGCTTGCCTATTGTTCCTATCAAGCACCGCTTGGATCAAGTCGACGGCGGTCATTGGACTGCCCCGCATGAATCGCACTGGAGGGTTTTCATCCCGCCGCGAGGTCCTATTAATGCCCCGCATTTTTTACATGACGTGGCCTCCTCGGCCTCGGCGTTTTCGATGGCGGCGTTATGGCAATTGTCCCCGCAATAAACCCCGTCAATGTTCCCGTCGCCATCATACACAACGACCCTGTCTTTCTTTAGAATTTCGACTTGAACATCCCCGCAATTGTGTCCGGCCCTTGCCAGTAGCGCCCCGCACGTATCATTGTCGCATCGGGCAGTCCATGCCTTGTTTTTGAACTCAATCATGACGTGGCCCCGTGACGCGCTATCAGTTTCATGATGGCGCTGCCCGCCCCGGTTGGCTGATAACCTGCGCCGCCACACACCTCGCAAACTACACCGGTGGCGTCGCGTACGTTTAGCCTGCCGTGACATCGCCAACACTCTCGGTCAAGCGCAATCAGTTCCTTTAATCCAACGTCCATTTTAATTTCGTCGCTCATTTCCTTTTCTCCTTTTTGTCTATCTCGTCAGCGCCCGGCTTAGATATGGCAATCATATACCGACAACAATTCGTCATCGGGAATTTCGCCGATTAGCTTGTCAAATTCTACGTTCCACTCTGATGGCCTTTTTTCATCAGTAACGATCCCCCACCAACCCATGGATCCACGCTCAAACCACTGTCCGTATCTTACCACCGCGAACGTCGTGCAATCTTTTCCGAGTGTGTGCATGCCCTCAAAGTCAATGTCCGACTTTAACGCTTGATCGACGTACCCGTCTTCTGGTTTTTCTGTCAGCAGCCCTGGTTTTCCAGTAACGCCAGTGCCGCCGGCAACCAATTTGAAATGTCCGGTCCATCGCCCGCCCAATGAATGCCAGTCCCACTTAGAGTTAGGATTTGCCCAGTATCCGTATACCCCATTGACGGAGTCGCGTGAATCTTGGCCGCACCACTTGGACATGTACAACTCAAAAGTCTCGAACATTTCGGTAAACAGTACTTGGATCCTTGTCAGATGTTCAGGAATGATTGATCCAGCGCATGGAAACTTCCGCCTCTTAAATCTATGGTCCCATGTACAAACCATCTCGCCATTGTCCATAATGACTTGTTCGACGGAATCATTCTCGTATTCCTTCCTGCTTTCGGTTTCCGTTTCATTGAATCCACACCACTCAATCGGTATGTTGTCTCCGTCCTTTTCTTGGTACGGGGCTAGTTGATCTTCGGGATTTTTCCCAATGACCAATACTGTAAAATGTGACATTAGCACTCCTTTTTGTCGATCGGTTAACGTTCGCGTCCATGATTCAAGGTAACATTATCGGCATCGCTTGTCAAGCTTTATTTTGCTTTTTTCTGTTATTATATGAGATTTGTTGACAGTGGTACAAGATACGGCAAGGCAAGGCCGGGCGTGTACTACATGTTGGGGTCAGACCTTTTGCTTGGTATCGGGGAAATGGTCGCATGCGGCGTATAATTGGTTGTGAATTGGCGGTAAACGGACGTTAATTGGTAGTAGATGCTAATTGGTAGGCAAAAAAACGACGCCAGCATCGGAGCTCGTGAGCCGTTGCAACCGCTCATTGTCCGCTGGCGTCTGCCCGCCGGTACTAGCGACGGGGGAGTGATTGGCGGCAGGTCTCGACCACCTCACGTCTATAGCCGCTTTTTGGTGATGTCATCAACCCGCCATAAGTGCTGCTTTTGACCGGAGCAGCGAAACCGGCAAGCGCCGCCAGATTTGCCGCCGACGACGCGGGTTCTCCTCCTAAGCATGTTAGGTGAGATGCGAACAGAACCTCCCCGCTTCCAATTCGGACGTTCATTACTATCTAAGGTATCATCAACCGCGCCCATTGTCAAATAGAGCGCCCCCCGCCAGCGGAGGGAACACCGGCGAGGGGCTTGGAGCGCAGCCTTAGAGCACCGCGTCAGCATCAACGTTTGAACAGTTTGTCCAGGATTTCGGCAAGTTGTTCGGGTAATTTCGCGCCCGCGTAGAATATCACCAGATTGACTGCCGTGTCGTCAGCGTCAGCGTCCAGGGCTTCCACATACGTGCGACCGTCATCGCTGCCACCGGTCATGACTCCCGTCTGGTAGGCGTCAAAGACGTTCCTCAAGTCCTCTGCGACCTTGATGGTCTTGATGATATCGACTTCCTCGATCCCGTGTTTTTCGAGCCAGTTTGACAATAAACTCATTTAGTCCTCCTATTTCAAAGTGCCTGATTCGCCATCGCCAAGAGTCGGCCCCGATTGGACGGGCTTGGTAGCGCACACTGCTCCCGTTCGCCATTTCATTACGCACTCCTCTTCGGTGCATGGCGGTGCGCCTTTGACAGGGTCCAGTTGTGTGATTTTATCGTTCATTTTTGCCCTCCACTCCGCGCTTGGTTCTGTTTTTTGTCCTGGTATCCATCCAGTGGCCGGCCTCATCCAACTTGGTAAGCGCCAAGGCGTTCTCTCTGCATGGGTATTGATCGTTGAAAAACGCAATTATTTTTCGTGCCGCCGCTACCAGGGAATCGACCTGGCAACCGTTGACGCCGTTTTCTTTAATCGGCCCCTGTTGGATTTTGAACTTGATTGAATTGTCGTCAGAGTCAACGATGATAAATTCACCGTCGATCAATGACGAACTTGTAAAAATAACTCCTAACTCTCCCATGGTCATGCCTCCTTTTTTGTGTCCGGTGTAACTTTCACGACCATTTTATTGATCGCGTTGATTGCCCCACTTTTGGCGTTTGCCTTGAGGCTTTTGATGTTCGCTTTGATAACGTCCTTACCCAACGTCGGCGGGGAGTTCGCAATGCCCTTGCCAACGATCTCTAGCGCCTCACTCTTGGCCTTGTGCTTGAAATAGAGCACGAGTACCGACCCGGCCAACGTCACGACCATGGGCGATAGAACTTTCCACGCCTGTTTCGCAAGCTCTTCATTGTCGGTGATCCATTGCAGAATTGCCGTTACGTTTTCCATCACAATCCCCTCTCGAATTTCCTTAGCTTACCCACCGTCCCGCGAGCACTTGCGTAATCCCACCTGGCGGGACCACACCGAACGTCGACATGGATATGGTTTTTAGCGATACCGACACCGCCATTGCGAAACGGCTCGACCTGAACGGCCAACATGGCCAATTCCAAGCCGGTCAATCCATCGACGTAAATGTCCGCTGCTTTGTTTTTGATATGCTGCGACCTGGATGCACCGCCAACCTTGCGATTATGCGGAGCGCATCGGTTCCCCCCGTTTTTGCCTAGCGCCGTCGTCACGTTTACCGCGTCATCAGCCAACACCCGCAACCATTCAAGTGCTACGATCAAGCGCGGGTCCGGGTCGTGTTTGCCGTTGCACGTTCGACTGCATCGACAGCTAAACTCTCCGTTTCTGAAATGCTCAGATAGTCGTTTGCCTTTTGCCATTGGTCCCTCCTCATAGATAAATTTTCGCCAGTATCCCGATAGCCGCAAGGGCCACCGTCAACAGAATTCCTAACCCCCACTTATGTCGGGCGTCACGCTTCGCCAGTGCCGGGCACTCATACGGGTTATGAGCGACGACCGCCATCTTAGTAACGGCCTCGTGGGTCTCTTTTATCATGAGATCGCGATCGTCGTTGTTCATTGCTTCCCTAGCCGGCGGCGGTCATCAAGGCAGCGATAAGGTACGCTATGAAAACTCTCTCAAAAAAACCACCTGGCATAGCATCCTTCCCCTCACGCACTTCTACCAATTCCAGGTTGTTGGCAAAGTCGCGCAGGATAGCCGCGTTTTTGTCCTCTTGTTTTTCATCGAGCCAGTCCGCAAAATTTCTAATCCAAATTTTCAATTTATGCCCTCCTCAGTTTGTAGCGCCCGTGCGCGTGGTTGATTTTATCTTACCCTACTTGGACACCTCGTGCAAGGTCATGTTTGCAAATTTCGGCGTCATATCGCCCGTGCCTGAATTATTGCGGACCCCGATCCAAATCTGGTCATCAACCACAACGTCAAACATCATGCTTATCGCGGTCGTGTTGTAATCGCCCGCGCCCCCGGACGTGTGACGGGCGAAGCCCTTTGTTTGTGGCGTCGCGTTTACGAAAAGCGCGAAATCGAACACGTCGTTGTTATTCGCAGGGGCCAGGCTTGCGTTGCCGTGAAAGAAATATTTACCCGCCGCGCCCGACAGCGCGTGAAAATGAGATGGCATCGTGACGCGGGAGTCGCCATCGGGTGTGTCCACCGTCGCCGCCGTTATCGCGAACGTGTTGGTGGTAACGTTGTTAATTGCATAAATCCCATCAATAGTCGGCCAACCTACCAGCGTTAGATATGCGCCAACGTCAAGGCCATGGGCATTATACGTGATCGTTACGTCACCTGCCGTCGACCCGCTTGCCGCCGCACTGGTCGCGATAAACGTGGTCGAGCCGTGGATTTCCCAATGATCGCTATCAAAATCGCCCGCGGAGAATCCAACAATCCCATGCCATTCGCTGGCAGCGTCGATGGCGAACGCTGTTGAATTATCGTAGACGTACATCTCGGCATAGTGCGGGTGAATGACCTCGCCGATTGTGATGGTGTCGCCCCCCGCCGAAATCAGCGTCCCGCTCACTGCAAGGTTCCCCGTGATTTCCGTAACGCTATTTCCTAGAAGCGCACCGATTTGGAGAGTGTCGCCGTTTTGACTGATCGTGCTGTAAAGCGTTCCTGCTATCCCGTCCATAATGTGAAGCGCACCCGTGAGCGCAGAGCCTGCT